CTCCCCCCTGTGGTTGTGACCGTCCCCCCGGCCGGGAAGAGCCGAGGCGGAGATAACCCCGCCCTCTTCATCGCCGCCCTTGTTGCGGAAATGCTTGGCGGAGTACCCTGCGAACCGATATTCAAGCCCCAGAGTGACAAGCCTTTCCATGGAATCCATGAGAGCGTTGCTGTTGCGGAAGTCCCCATGGAACTGGAGGTGGTGCCGGAGCCCGGGAACCTCGTGATCCTCGTGGACGATATTTCAACCTCGGGATGCACCCTCGCCCGGTGCAGGCGTGCCCTCTTGGCCGCCGGGGTGCCCTCCCTCGCCTTCGTCTGGCTGTTCTACCACGGGGATCCACCCGGGATTGACACCGTGGACCCCCTGGACATGACCGTCTTCGACCCCCGCCTGGGGACCGGTGATACCCTGCTGGCCGCGGAGGCGCAGGGGCGCCGGTGCCTCGGGGTGGTAGAGAAGCCGGAGTACGCGGACGCGGCACTCGACAGGTGGGCCAAGATGAGCGGCGGCAAGCCGTTATGTGAGGACGGCGCGAAGTGGAAGGTCGGGGGATGAGTGACCTCATTACGAATCAGAGGAAGCGCAGGCACCTTTCGCTCTTAACTAAAGTCAACAGCGGTAAGAACTTATCCAAGCAAGAGATCGACGAGTTGGCTGGTTATGAGAGGGCGATTGAGTTGCTGGCTTCGGCCACAAAGGGCGCAAAAGACGTAAAAGAAGTAAAATCCGAAAGGAAGTCTCCCGAGATCATCGCGAAGGTCAGGAGGAGGCCGTCTGGGGGCAAACCGGCGACCATGGATGAGAAAATCGTCGCGTCCCTGCTCTTGGCCATGGGGCACCCGCAAACGGTAGCGGCCAAGGCGATTGGGAAGGACAACGAAACCGTAAACCATTGGCTCAAGGACCAGGACTTCCGCGAGAAATTCCTTGACCCAGCCCTGCTGAAGGTCGGAGTCGCCTCGCGGTCCTTCATGCTCCCCCGGTTGAACGCGATAATCGAAGGGCTCTTGACATCCGTCATGGAGGAAGTGCAGGACGGTATCGGGAAGGCGATGAAGGAAACCCTGATTGACCCGGTGACTGGGGCGATAATTGAGCGCCGGACGGCCGGGGTATCCCTGTCGCAGAAAGTTTCCGCCATAGAGCGGCTCCACAAGATCGGGCTCATCATCTTGGAAAAGCCGACCGAGTACTTCGGGGTCAAGGGGCCGCGGGCGTCCTCTGCGAACCTGGAGACCCTGTTGGAGGCATGGCGAGCGGCGAAGAAGAAGGACCCCCTGGGGACCCTTCTCGCCGAGCAGGAGAGCGTCAAGTCCCTCCTGATAATCGCCCAGGAGCGGCGCCGCGGCCCGGTGGCCTAAATGCCCGGGGTTCTCGACTACCTGGACGGCGACCAACTCCTTCCCGCCTTGTGGTGCGAAGAAAATACCCTGCTGAAGGGGCGCCCGTGGGCCTTTGCCGGAACGAGGGCGGAAGAGTGCCGCCCGTTTCTTGTCCAGCCCATGAACGACAAGTCCGACTTGAAGACCTACTACAAGCCCCGGCAGGGCGGGTTTTCCGAGATCTCCGTCCGGGAAACCCTCTGGTTCTTAAACGTCTTCCACTACACCAATGCAGCCTACACCTTCCACCGCCCGAAGAACCTTGAAGACTTCAGCAAGGCCCGGATCGACGCCGTGCTCCGGGATAGCCCCCACTTGAAGGGGACCCGGATCGTCAAGGGGGCGGACAATGTGACCTTCAAGGCCGTAGGCTCCGGCTTCCTCTACCTCCGCGCCCGGACCTCGGAAGCCATTGCCGAGGGCATTGACATTGACCTCCTCGTGAACGACGAGGCCGACCGGGGGAACCAAAAGGCCCCGGAGTCCTTTGCCGAGGCCATGAGCGCATCGCGGTTCAAGTGGCGCCGGGACTTCGGGACCCCCACGGTCCCGGGGTGGGGTGTGCATAAATTCTGGGAGCGGTCGGACAAGAAGAAGTGGCACAACTACTGCACGGCCTGCGGGGATGCGAACTTCCTGACGCTCGACCACATCGTCCAGGTCTCCGACAAGCCCCTAGGAGAGGGGCGGCATGGCTTCCGGTGCGAGTCATGCAAGGCAGTGGGGAAGATCGACCGGACAGACGGAATGTGGTGGCCAGAGATCGAAGACCGGCAGTGCGACTACTCGGGATACCACATGAACCAGTTGGCCTACCCGTGGATGACTGCCGACGACATCCTCGTAAAGAAGCGCGACGCCCCCTTCCCCGCCCTCTTTGCGAACTACGTCCTCGGGATCGCCTACGCGGGAGAGAACCGCCTGGTAACGCAAGCCCAACTGGACGCCTGCCGAGAGGCGGGGTTCAAGGCCGCGGTCCCCCCTGCGGGGATACGCCGCTTCCGGGGGGTCTCCATCGGGGTGGACTGGGGGGACACCTCCTGGGCCGTGGCCTTCATGCGCTGGCATGACCGGATCCTGCTCCTGGACCTCTTTCAAACCACCACGGACGACGGGGACGAGCAGGTGGAGCAGATAGCGGACTGGGCGCGTCCCTACCACCCGCAAGTCATGGTCTGCGACGCGGGGTACGGGAAGGACCGCAACAAACGTCTCTTGCAAAAGTTTAAGAATCGGGTATACTCTTGTTTTTATAGCGAGGGTCGGCGCACAACGGAGGATGAATGGATCGAGAAGCGCATGAGGGTCACCGTGGACCGCGCCCGGTCCCTAAAGATCATGGCCTGGGCCTTCCGCGGGCAGTCAATGATGATCCCGGTATTCGAGGACGCGAAGGGTGAGACATTGAGAATGTTCAAGCAACACCTTCTTAACCTCGTGTCAAGCCAGGAGAGGGATGAGGAGACGTATGAAATCCGCGAGCAGATTCTGACGATGGGGCCGGACCACTTCGCCCACGCGGCGAACTACGCCTACATCGGCCTTATTCGGATGCCGGGCGCCACCGAATTCTTCTAGGCCCGGGGAGGGGCAATCATGGCCACAATCACACCCGCGAGGCAGAGGGGCAAGGCAACGGGGAGAGGGTCATCGCCCCAGGTCATCCGCTCGATAATCACGGACCCGCAGGCCCTTGTCCAGCATTTCACCCAGGGGGGCGGCCGCCGAAAGATTTACCCCTTGCCCATGCTCACCATGGACCGGGTAGCCCGGCAGTGCCCGCAACTCGCGGCAATCATCGGGACCCGGATAGGACAGGTCGCGTCATTCTGCCGCATCCCCCGGGACAAGTACGACGCCGGGTTCAAGGTCCGGCTGAAGGATCCCGACGCGAAGCCGGGTGAGGGGGACAAGGACCGCATCAAAGAGGCGACGGAATTCATGCTCCGGATGGTCCGGCCGGACTTCAAGGATGATCGGCTCATCCAGGGGGTTCACTACCCCGTTGGGGGCCTGGAGGCCGTCACCCGCGCCCTCGTAGCGGACCGCCTGACCTACGACGCCTTCGTCTTTGAAAAGAGGCGGTCGCACGATGACAGCCTCTTCTCAATCTTCCCGCTCGACCCCAAGACGATCATGCCCTTGACCCGCCCCGAGGAGACCCAGTTGACGGAGCAGGGGGCCGGGGTGTTCCAGTGGCTCCCCAACGCGGAGAGACAGGACCGGCCGCTTGCCCGGTACGTGCAGTCCCTGGAGCCCATCGGGGGATACCTCGGGCAGCCAGAGCAGTACGTCTACTTCTCGGACCACGACATTCACTACGGCATCGCCAACCCGACCTCGGACATCCGGCGCCGGTACTACGGGGAAAGCGAAATCGAGAGGATGATAACGGTCGTTACCGGGATGTTGAACGCCATGGAGTTCAACAACCGGCAGTTCACGCAGGGTGCCCTGGTCCCCGGCGTGTTCGCCATGTTCGGGGATTTCGACCAGTCGGACGTGCAGGAGTTCAAGCGGCAGTGGAGAGCCCAGGTCTCCGGGGTAGAGAACGCATGGAGGGTCCCGGTCATCGCGTCCTCAAACAAGGAGGGCAAGGGCGGGATCCAGTTCCAGCGCCTGAAGGACAGCGCCTCGGATATGCAGTTTGACCGGTGGATGGAGATGCTTTGGACTGTAGCGTGTGCAGTGTATCAGATAGACCCGGCCGAAGTGAACCTAAAGACATCCACCTCTTCCGGCTCCCAGCCCCTCTTCGACCGCAACCGCCTCTCCGAAATCAAAGCCTCCAAGGACAAGGGCCTCATCCCCCTCCTCACCTTCGTCATGCACCAGTACACGGAGGGTATCGTCAAGGAGTTGGGGTTTGAGAACCTTGAATTTGCCTGGCAGGGGCACGATACCCTCGGGTCAAAGGAGCGGGCGGAACTCGACGAGATAAAGATTCGGACGGGGACGCGCACGATCAACGACGTTCTCACGGAACAGGACCTACCCCGGATCGAGGAAGCCTGGGCGGACGCCCCCGGCAACGCGACCCTCATGCAGGCGTGGATGATCGAGATGGGGGACAAGTTCGGCGGCGGAGGGATGGGCGGCGGCGGTGGTGGAGCCCCGGGCGGCCCCGGTGGAGCGCCTGGAGGCGGCTCAATGCCTCCGCCCGGACAGAAGGGTGGCCCCCCCGGCGCCGACGACATGACCGGCCAAGCCCGGGCGCTCATCGCGGACCTTGGCGGCTTCGGTGGCGAAGAGGAAGACGAGGAGCAGGTTCGGCAGGTGCGCAAGGCCATGGAGGACCAGGCGGCCCTCCGAAGCCTGGAGGAATTAAGAAAGTCTCTGCAAAGCAACCGGCGCCCCCGGGTCCCCCGGCTCGTGGAGCACCAGCAGACCTTCGGCCACGAGGGTTGAGGGTTAGGGGGACCACCATGCGGTACTTCATCGGTGTTGAAAGCCTCTCCAAGGCCATGGCCACGGTTCACGCCCACACGCGGCGGGGGAAGACCAAGGTGGCCCAGGTGAAGCAGCACGTCCGGAGGGTGGAGGGGGCCGCCTTCAAGCGCGAGACCGTGCCCTACAACCGGATGGTGAACGAGTACATCGGTGGTGGGCGGCTTGCAGCCCTTTGGGGCGAAAAGATGGACCGCAACCCATACAAAAAGGAGGCCCTTGCGTATGGCGTCGGGGGCACAGCCTCTTGGGCGGCCGAAGCGAAGGGATATTGGGACAGCGGCTTTGAAACCGTCCCGGAGGAACTTCGCGGTTCCGTCAAGCCCGGGCAGACACCTCCCTACCTTTTGGGCCAGCGGTGGAAGGACTGGGTTGAAGAACACCGCAAGCCGGGCGCGAAGAAGCGGGCGACAGGCGGCGGAGGGCCGGACTTTGAGGGGAAGTACGGAACCGGCGTCCGCGAGGAGCCCGCGAAGTCGGAGCGTCCAGGCAGGCGGCAGTCTCCCTGGTTCGACGAGAAGATAAACTTCGGCGGGGAGATCGTGACCCGAGCCCATGCGATCATTGAAATGCAACGCGAGGGAGTTGACCAAAAGAGGATTGAAGCCTACATGATGGGCGCTAGGGAATGGAAGGAGCCCGCCGGGGAAGCCGAGAAGCCCGAGACCTCAACAGAGAAAACCGAGCGCATCGGCAAGGAGATCGCCGAGGCCATGAAGCCTGCCGAGAAGCGGTTTGCGGACGCCTCCCCTGCCCAGCGCGGCCTGCACCCCGCCGCGGCGGACTACATGACCGAGGAAGAGCACGAGGAAGTTAAGAAACTCCAATCCCAATTGCCCGGCACCGGGCGTCTTCGCTTGGAGGCCAAGGCGCGGTTGAAGGCGAAGTACGGGATCGGGAAGCCCAAGGAAGAGACTAGGCCCAAGGAACCTGAAGAGGGGACGCCCGAGGAGAACGTCAAGGCGAAGGACTACAAAGGTTACCAGATCACCGCAACCCCCGAGATGCGGCAAGTAGGGTACAAAGGGCCGACGAAGAAGGGTAGCCGTCACGTGGGGGGATACCTGGTTAAGGAGCCCGACGGATATGAGCGCCATTTCAACAAGTTATCCGAAGCGAAGGCGTGGATAGACGGGCAATCCGTCGAATCCGAGAAGGCGGAGACGGAGGACGAGCCCCCCGAAAAGAAAAAGGAGCCCGAGAAGAAGCCCTCGGAGGAGCCCGCGAAGGACAAGGCCCCATGGGAATTGACCCGCGAGGACTTCACCGCCCAGTGGGGTGATAGCGAACAGTTACACGAGCAGGCGAAGAAGTACCACTTCTCCCACGTGGAATACGCCCTGAAGGACAAGAAGCCCGTCCCTGCGGACGTTCTCGCCGACTACCCCGGCCTTAAGGAGTCCATCGAGTCCGGGCGCCGGAAGGTCGCGGCGATAGAGCCCGGCCTCTTCAAGGCGTTCCCCCGCCTCCGGTACGTGGTCAAGGCCATAGCCTCCGTCCGGGCGCATCCGGCCCGGGGAAAGACCGGCATCTACCAGGTCAAGCAGCACCTCCGGCACTACGTCCCGGTCGCCCGCGGGGCGAAGCCATTGAGCCCGCAGATCGAGAACGTCCTGGGTCGCCTGGAGGCGTCGGCCCGCGAGGCGTACCACATGGCGGACAAGGGGGTGGAGTACCCGGACTTCGACAACTACGCCCATGCGGAGGCCCTCCAGGGGATGGTAGAGGCCACCCGGGGCGGTGCCACCCCATCCGAAGCCGCGGCCGTGGCGAAGGATCGGGTCATGCACGTCATCGCCAACAACTTCACCCGTCACGGCCCCGAGGGGTTGAACTGGCAACGCGCCGTAGAGGCCCACACTGGCGACACCATCCTCACGGTGAGCCGGTGGCTCTGGAGCGCAGCCAAAGGCGCCCCCGGCCCCTACCGGATAGCGGACGCGGCGAAGGTTGCCGAGGGGCGGGCCATGTACGGAGGCGAGAAGGCGCCTTGGCAAAAGACCCGGCGGGAATACGAGGCGCAGGGAACGATTGACATTCCGAAATCTCATCCTCTCGTCATTGAGATGGACCTTGCCGATAAAGAATATCGCCAAGCCGTTGGAGCCCTTGTCCCGACAAAGGTGCGCCACGTCAGCGGCATGGACGTGGCGACGAAACGTTCCACCATTGGGGCGGCAATGGAGTATCAGCCGTATACGGTTGAAACCGCCCTTAAGTCTACTGCGGTATCTCGCGCCGCGAAAGACGCCTACCGGTCGTCAAAGACGAGGCGTGACGCCGCATCGGAAGCGCTTGACCTTGCCGTGGATCACCGAACCCTCGTGGAGGCCGCCGTCAGGCGCGGAGATCCCGTCCCTCCCGAGGTTCTCAAGGAATACGACGACATTCTCGCCGCGGCCCTCAATCCCACCCTCTTCAAGTCCTCCCGCCCCATCCGGTACATCGTGAAGGCCATGGCAACCGTCCGCGCCCACGCCTCGCGGGGGAAGACTGGCGTTCACCAAGTCCGCCAGCACATCCGGAACGTTGCGGGAGGCGCCCCGGCCGTCAAGGGGCAGGGGAAGCCCGAGAAGCAGACGTGGCAGATGGGCCTGGAGGAATTCACGCGGGAGGCCCTCGCCGGGAAGGTCCCGGAACTCCTGTCCGCGGTGAACGGTATGCACGGGGCGAAAGAACTCGGGATGCAAACCGAGGGAAGCCTGGACACCTATCAGCGGGGCCTGGAGGAAGCGATAAAGGCAGAACACCAAGCCCAAGTCGCAACCGCGGTAGCCTGGGGCAAGGACGTTCCCGCGGGGGTGATAGCGGAGCATCCCAGCATCGCGTCGTGGGCGAAGGAAATAGGCCCAGGTGCAAAAGCCCTGGCCGGGAAGTCCGCCCCGATAGCGAAAGCCATGGCCCACGTCCGGGCGCACCAAGTCCGGACAGATACCGGGGTATACCAGCGGCAGTCCTACATGCGCCGGTACAAGCCCGGGGTGTCGGAAGTGAGGGAAGAGCGGGCACCGGCCCCGGCGGAAACGGAAGGCGCGGGGCTGGAGGCGGAACCCGAGAAGAAGCCGGAGCCGGAGGCCAAGCCCGCGCCCGCGCATAAACCCGCCCACGAGATGAACGCCGATGAGATCATAGAACACGTGCAGAAACTTCCTCCGGGGGTCCGGGCCAATCCATGGGAATTCCGGCGTGAGGCGGTCTTGGAGGCGGAGAGGAAAGCCAACCCAGAAGGTGACATCGAGAAGAAGAAAGATATTATTGATTGGGCGGTAATGCAGGCGATATTGAGTAAGAAACCCATCCCGCCCGAGGTTCTCGCCGACTATCCGGACTTGGTAGAGTGGATTAAGAAGCGGGATTATTATAGGGATAAGCGGAGCGAACACAGAGAAAAGGCTGATGAATCAAAAGACGGAAACGTAAGGGACGCCCACAGGAGAGCCGCAGATTCCCATGAAAGAGCGTGGCGTGGTCGTAAAATTTCCGGGCGGTACTCCGAACTCCCCGACGCGGGGGCCAGCGCAAGGGCAGAGAAGGCTTCGGCGGCGGCAGAGGCGGAGGAAGAACTAGTCATCAGCACTATCGGGGACCCGCTTGGTGCCGCCGCCTTCCGGGGCGCAAAGTCCGGATTCAAGCCCGTAGCCTCGGCGAAGAGGATGGTCTCTACCAGCCAGAGCCTTATGAAGGGAGAAAAGGCGGCAACGGACGGCCGGTGGATTCTTAAAACCGAGGCGCTCCCAAAGAACCTTCGGGCGGCCCTTGATGGAACCCCGGAGCGCGGTCTTTACTCCGAACGTAAGCAGGAGGAACGGGATAGCGTCATGGCGCACCTCATGGACAGGGCGGAGACGGCGAAGATCGCGAAGCGGACCGAGTTCCTCGGTTACGGGGAATATGAGGACGGCGGGACCGCCCTTTTCGAAGTCGAATACCGTGACGGGGATCATAGGGCGGCTTCTCTGGACGCCGACATATACGGCTACCTCGCCAAGAACGGCCTTGACCTCCAGGCGGCAGACGACAAGACCGGATTCCTCGTCGTCTTCAAGGATGGAAAGGTCGTCGGGCTTGTCGGTGGGACGGAGACGAAGGTCACGGAAGGGCAGACCCCCGCGAGCCGCCTGCATCAGATACAGACCGGCATAGCCCTCGCCCGCGGCGAGGAGCCCCCGCCCCCGCCCCCGGAACCGGAAAAGTCGGAAAAGTCGGAAAAGGCTCCGGCAGCGGAGGGCGAAGTGAAGAAAGATCGCAAGCGCGGCGAACGCCTGTCCGCCCGGAAGACCCACGTGGGAAAGACCTTCACCCGAACCTACCAGGGCAAGAAGATCGAGGCCACGGTGGAGCCGGAAGGCGTCAAGTACCGTGTGGAGGGCGGGGAGTGGAAGTCATCCAAGTCCCTCTCCCGTGTCGCCCTGGAGGTGACCGGGAAGACGTGGAACGGCAATCTCTTCTTCGGCGTCAAGCGCGAGGAGTAAATGTTCGCGGAGGCCCTCCGGATGGTGGTTCGCAAGGCCGTTGCCACGGTCCACGGCCACATGCGCCACGGGGAGACCGGGGCCTACTACGTCGCCCAGCACACCCGGCAGTACACCGGGGCGGTCCCCTCCGGCGATTCCCCGCAGCAGAGGAAGTACAAGGAGGCAACCACCTCGGCGGCCAAGGGGAACATTCACGCTGTCATAGACCTCCTCGCATCCGCAACGAGCCTGGGGATGTCACGGGAAGACGTGCTCGCGGACCTCTTCGGCGCCGGGATGAACCGGGAAGTGGCCTACCGGATCGTCTCGCGCCTGCCCTCCAAGGGCGGGGAGGCCAAGGCCACAACGGCGAACATAGAGCGGGCGGCCGGGACAGAGGAAAAAGAGGAGAGCGGGACCGGCGCCGACCGCTGGCCCCCCGAGGGGGTCACGGTAGACCGGAAGACGAACCAGTGGGGGTCGCACTACTGGGTCCTCCGGGGGCGCGTACTCGACCGCGCAGACTGGGTGAACCGCCTCGCCTCCTGGGGGGCGAAGCCGACGCAGTACGGGGCGAAGGGATACTATCTCTCCCGGTCCCCGGGGGACCTCTGGAGGAAGGAACATGCCCAAAAAGGTAAACCTGGACAACCTGATACCGGAGTCGGCGCTGGAGGAAAACCCGGACCTGGCGGGCCTGAAGCGCGAACTGGAGCACAATCCGGACGCCCTGCGGGGGCTCCAGGAGGAATTCGTGCGCTCGATCCACGGACCGACACAGCCGGAACCGTCCCTGCGGCAGACCTTTCTAGAATGGCTCGGGGGGAGGTAAGCCCGGAGACCGAGAAACTGATAATGAAGGGCCTTGAATTCGGGATGTTGAAGGAGGCCCTTGACCTTCAGGTGGAGGACATCGGGAAGATCGTCCTTGGCTTCAAGGGGAAGAAAAAGGCTTTCGTTCTCGCGAACGGGACCGGCACGGGCAAGACCTACATCCTGGGCGGCGCCATGCGGGAACTCCTGGAGCGGCAGCAAAAGGCCGGGGGGGCAAAGAAAATCCTCTATGTTACCCGGAACGTGAACCTCATCGGGCAGGCGCAGACGGATCTTAAGAACTACGGCATCCTGGACGGGACCGAGTTTATCACGTACAGCGCCCTCTTGAAGGGAGGCTTCGACAAGAGCGACTACCTCTGCATCGTCTTCGACGAGTGCCACAGCGCCAAGAACGTCCGGAACGTGACCGGCAAGCAGGCACAGGCGGTCATGGCGAAGGCGGAGTACACCATCTTCTCATCGGCGACCCCCTACGAGAACCCGGCCGAGATGAAGTACCTCGCGGCTACGGGCATCTTCGACCGCTACGGCGGGGAGGACCCCTTCCGTCCCGGGGTGCAGATGAACGGGTATGACCGGTGGGCGATCCACTACGGCGTGGGTCGCAAGGGGGAGGAAGGCAAGGAAGGCAGTCTCGCGAAGACATACGAGTACCGCGGGAACATCGCGGACTGCCTCGCGTCCCGCGAGTGGTTCTCTAACCGCGGGCTCCTGTCGGACCGGAAGATAAAATTCCCACCTGGCCTTGTATCGGCCCAATTCGAGGCCAACCCGCTATCTACGGAGAACAAGGCCGAATTCAACCGCCTTAAGGGCATCCTGGTCAAACTCATAAACGACGCCCCGGAAAGCGAACTCTATCACATCAAGGGCTACGCGGTGAACCTCGCCCGCCGCGCCCTGGAGACCTACAAGATCCCGCTGGCCATAAAGCGTGCGGACGAAGCCTTGAAGGAGGGCAAGAGCGTCATCCTATTTTCGGAGTACCGGAGCGAACGGGAAGTGGGGATGGAGTCCCGGGAGCAGTTGCTACAGCGTTACGCGGAAGAGGACGCGCAAAAGCGGTCGGGGGTGCAGGGGGAGTACACGCCCATGTGGATGCGCAGGGCGGAACTCGCCCTCACGGCCTTCAACATTCGCTTGAAGAGCCCCACCCAAGAATTCTTAAAGCACTACGGCGATCAGGCGGTTGAATACAGTGGGAACGTTTCCTCCGGGCGGCGCGACAAAAACAAAAAGGCGTTCAACAAGGGCGAGAAGCGCGTCATCGTCGGGACCATCGCCGCGGGGGGCACGGGCCTTTCCCTCCATGACAAGATCGGGAAGTTCCCCAGGGAGCAGATATGCGTCTCCCTCCCATGGAAGGGAACGAACGTAGACCAGACCTCGGGCCGGGCCGCCCGGGAGGGTACCAAGAGCCCCGTGAAGATCCGGTGGCTCTTCGCGGACGTTCCCGAAGAGGAGCGCATTTCCGCCCGCGTGGCCGGTCGGATCGAGGAGATGGGCGCCACGGTCACCGGGATCAAGGTCAACAAGACCACGGAGGAATTGGAGCGGTTGAATTGGAACGTAAAGGACGACGAGACCGACTTCTTTTCCAAGATGAGCCTGGTCAAGATGATTCAAGAGGACGCCCTGCGGAAGACGATCCGGGACCTCGCGGTGAAGGGGCGGCCCACGGAGGCCCAGAAAGAAGCAGGGAACTATTCAAAGCATCACTTGGCCCTTAACGGCCTGGACATCAGCGTAGAGAATCCTGCGGGCTCCTACCGGGAGGGGGTGGGGAAGGACGGGAAGTCATGGCGCAACCGACTCGCCCACCACTACGGCTACATCCGGGGGACGAAGGGCAAGGACAAGGACCACGTGGACTGCTTCCTCGGGCCGGACGCCGATGACGCCTCCCTGCCGGTCTTCATCGTGGACCAAGAGAAAAAGGACGGCACCTTCGACGAACACAAGGTCCTGCTGGGGTTCCGCGACAAGGAAGCGGCCAAGGACGGGTATCTCGCGAATTACGAGGACGGGTGGAAGTGCGGCCCGATCACCATGCTTGGGCTCGACGAGTTCAAGGCGTGGGTCAAGGACCCGGCGAAGACCGCCAAGCCCTCTTCCGAAGCGTGGCCTTCCCGGATTCTTAAGGCGATGGTCCGGGCGCACGTCCGGCGCACCGCCGAAGGGGTAGAGAACGTCCGGGCGCACTACCGGAAGGACAACCCCTTCGCGGCCAAGGCCAAGGCGGCCCGGGAGAGGTACGAGCGCCTGGTAGAGCCAACGGCCCGTGACGCGGCCATGGCGGAGTCTTTTCCCCTCGGGGTAGGGTACGGGGGACGCAGTGGAGAGAGGCGGGTTGAAGCGACCATAGACCGCGCCGTGGCGGCCGGTGAGGCGGAGAAAGAGGCTCGGTGGTACGAGGCCAAGGCGGAAGCGTTTGAGCGCGGCGAGATCAACGCCCAGGGGCGGAGACCGGCGAAGGACGCGGGAAAAGCCCGAGAGAAGATAGAAGCGAAGCGCGAACGCATTGAGGCCGCGAAGGAAGCCCAGCGTGGCAAGGAGTCGTGGGAGGTCACCTTCAAGGTCTACGCGGATTCCATCGGCGTATTCGGGGGTCGCTCACTTGAACTCATCCGGTACGACCACAAGGAAGCCGTGGCCCAAGCCTTCGCCTCCGGGAAGCCCGTGCCTCCGGAAGTCCTCTCCGACTATCCGGACATCCGGCCAGCGCCGGAAGCCAACATCATCCGCGGCTGCTTGAAGGAAGTTTCTGCTCTCCAGGCCAAGGCCCGAGGTCCAAAATGGAAGGGAGCCTACAACTCAATCGAGGATTTCGTCCTTTCCAACGGCCGGGCCTACACCCCGACCCCCCTCCCCGTGGACGCCCCACGCGGGGAAATGTCCCGGTGCTTTATGAACGCGGCGAAACTCATGGATTACGAACCCGGGCTTTCCTACGTGGAAGGGTACGCGATCCGGAAGGGCCTCCCCATCCCGCTCCTCCATGCGTGGTGCGTGGACGAATTCGGGAAAGTGCTCGACTCCACCTGGCCGGACGATGGAGAGGAGTACTTCGGGGTTGCCCTTTCAACGGATTACGTCCGCCGGACCATGCTTGCCCGTGGAAAGTACGGGATCATTGACAACATGGAAGAGCGGTTCCCCATCATTACCGGGGAACACGGCGCATCCCAGTGGTCCCCCGGCCTCGCCAAGTCCATCGTCCGGGCTCACACCCGGAAGACGCCCACTGGAGTGGAGCACGTGAAGCAACACTACCGCAGAGGCGAGCCCGCGGCGCCCGCCGAGGTGCGCGAGGAGCCCGCCGCAGAGAAGTGGCAGGACTTCTACGACGTGGAGGCGGTCGGCGAGAAGTGGTACATCCACCCGAAGGGGATGAAGGCGGAACACAAGGGAGGGGGCCGCCCCTTTGAGAGCCGCGAGGTAGCCGAGGCCCACGTGGAGAAGAACTGGCAATTCTACCGCGAGGAAGGGAAGCGGGAGAAACTTAAGGCCGACGACGAGGAGCGGCGAGACGCCGAAGAGGGCCGCAAGGAGGGCGCCGGAGCGCCGGGGAAGTACCTCCTGAAACATGAGATCGTCGGGGCTGAAGACTACAACCGGAACATCTTTCCCGAGGAGGTCGTAAGCCGGGTGATATGGGGCAAGGTCCCGAACGAGATGGAGACGAACAGCACGGACGCGGTGAGCCTCCCCGGTGACCCCTCCGTCCGGGCGCTTCACGTGACATCCGATAGTGATTACTGGATCGGGCGTCTCGCCAAGGACTACGGGAGGCCCAAGCGTGGGGCGAAGGTCATTCATATCCGGACCGCCGCGGAAGACATCTTCGCCGAGGACCCGCAGTACATGACCGACCCCGACACGGGAGAGAAGTCAGACAGCGCCGTACTGCTTACCACCCGGAAGACCTTGCGGCGCGGGGTGGATTTCATCCTGGACGGCGAAGAGTGGGACGACGAGAAGATCACCAAGGCCCTTGTCCGCGCCCACACGAGGAGGACGAAGGACGGGATAGAGCACGTGAAGGCGCACTACCGGAAAGGCCCTCCGAGAACGAGGACGGAGGCCGATGACCGGGTAGCGGCGGATCGGGCGTATCAGGGAGCGATGGAGAGGTCGAAGGGCGGTATGTGGCGCAGCGCAGAGTCGGCGGCGGACTACGGGAAGATCGCGGGGGTGAGCCCCATTGTGGTTGCCCGGGACCTCCGGAACGCTGGGTATAGCGACAAGGACATTGAAGTGTTTATGAAGAAGCCCTACGGGGCGCTCGATACCACCATCGCCCTGGAGCAGATAGGTCCCCGCCCCGCGGTCGCGCCCGCCCCCGCGGTCAAGCCCCTGCACGAGATGACCCTGGAGGAAATCCCCACCATCGGGGACACGGAAAAGGAACTCATCGGGACCTACTTCACCCCCACCCATGAGCAGATAGCCTCCAGCAGGACAACGCAGGCGAAGTTTACCAGGTACCCCGTCGGGTCCTGGCGCCGGGACACCTTGAACGGGCTCTACGGCCACGAGGTTGACCAACTCCGGGAATTCGACCCGGAAGACCTCGTACCGGGCGAGGACACCCCGCCGGACCGCATGGAGGACGTGGCCCGGTATACGGAGTGGCGCAAGGAAGGCGGTGAGCCCCCTCCCATCAGCGTGGTGGAGACCGACAAGGGCGAATTCAAGATCATGGACGGACACCGGCGCTGGCTTGCGGCGAAGGCCACGGGGGCGAAGATCACGGCATGGGTTAGCCCCACGGTACTGCACCCGACGAAGGTGAAGTCGGACGGCAAGCCCATGGAGGTAGGCTTGACGTGGGAACTGGCCAAGAGGTTCTCCGAAGAGGGGAGGGCCTACACCGGCCTGAAGGAAAGCAGAGCGGAGGCCGCGGCATGAGCGATTCAAACATTTGGGATCCCGACACCATCCCGGCACAGGCGGCGGTAGATGAGGCCTTTTACCAGGTGGGATTTGATTCCCTCCGTGATACAATGGACGCGGTTCTTAAAATCTTTGAACTTCCGAAGGAGGTGCTAGATGAGTACGAGTCTGGAAAGCGCGGTTCTTAACGCCCAGGTCACCGTCAAGGACGAAGGCGGCGTGGAGGTGGTGGACCGGAAGGTCTATCAGTCCATGGACCAGACGGACCCCATCGGGGTCAAGGAGACCTCCATCCTCCGGACGACCATCGCCCAGGGGGACGACGTTGACCTTGCCTTCGACGGCATCGCCGTAGGCCGGATGCTGGTTGTGGAGGCGTCAGACAAGGTGCGGGTGACGTTGAACGCCGGGGCGGAGTATATCGAGGCCCGCGTCCTCATCCTCACCCATGCGAACCTCACCGCGGTTAACATCGAGAACCAGTCCGGAGGCCCGGTCTCCATCTTCGCCGCGGTCGTCGGGGAGTAAGCCCCAATGGCCCTACGGACCCGGTTGGGACGGCCCCTCACGGTAGAGGAGCAGAAACGGCTCGACGCCGCCCTGGACAAGCACCTAAACCGGGTCCGCCCGCACGCGGAGCCATACGTTGTCCGGTCCTACCTCATCGGGAAGTTGCGCAAGGCCGCCGAAGTGGCGGGGTTGCGATATGAGGACGTGATTGAACTCTCCACCCTGCCTACATCAATCGCCGGGGCGGTCAACGCGGGGATAATCGCCCCGTGGGAGCGCAAGGCCCTGGAGGCCATGGAGCAGGTCCTTGCCTCTCATATCACGGACATATCGGACAGCCTGAAGCAGGACATCCGGCAGATGGTTCTTAAGGATCGGATGGGAAACGAAGAGCCCCGGAACACCGCCCGGCGCATGTTCCACCGGTTCGGGGCGGCCAACAAGGACTGGAGGCGCATCGCCGTGACGGAATCCGGGTTCGCATCTGAAGCGGCCTACCTCTCCAAGGTAGGGTCGGGCAAGCACGTCATCGGTATCGGCCTCCCGGGTATGTGCCCCGAGTGCCGGGAGAAGATCCACGGGAAGGTCTACAAGGTCGTGGAGCCGGACGCCGATGGGAAGGATTGGGATGCCGAAGTCTGGGCCGGGAAAACGAACATCGGCCGCAGTTCGTCCGCGAGGAAGCGCGTTGGGATAGACCCCGAGACCGGCCGGTACATCCTGGAGCCCCGCCCGGACCATGAGCGGACGAAACCGGCGATACCCCTGCACGCAAGTTGTTTGCTCCCTGGGAACCTCGTCTACGCCCCCGACATGGAGGGGTGCTTCACGGCGCTCTATTCAGGCCCGGTAGTGGAGATTCGCCTATCCGACGGACGCCTGATGACGATAACCGACGAGCATCTGTTCCTTACGCCGCGGGGATGGGCTTGTGCCCGCTCCCTGCGAAGCGGGGACGTGGTATTTGATGGGTCCGCGTTCCAGCGGCCGGTGCGTAGCGATCCGGGCGATTACTGGTGCCCACCCCAGATCGAGGATGTAGTCGGAGCGTTCCCCGTCTTCTGCCCGTCGGTATCAGCCCAAATTCCGGTATCACCCGAACACCTCCACGGAGCCGCGGCGTTCATGAAGGGCGAGATTCTTGTCGTTAAAGCAATCGACCTTTTGGGCGATGCCGGACAGGCGGCGTTTCCCGGCAGGGATCTTTTCAGCGCACGCAATGGCAAGTCACTTACGCTTGACGATCTGCGTGATTTCGCAACATCACTCAAAAGATTGGCGGACGCCGCGGACCGAATCATGGGCGGGCGGATAGAGGCGAGGGCGTTCCTGCCGGATTCGGAGCGGGGTCCTGGAGTCCTTGAGTCGTCCGGGATGACAACGGCGGAGGTTTGGAAGGTTCGGGAGTCGCGCTACGCCGGTCCTGTTTACGACCTCCAAACGTGGGCGTCAGCCTACCTCTGCAATGGGATAGTGTCAAGCAATTGCCGGTGTCGGTGGCAAGAATTCGACCCCGAAACCCAGGCTGTTGACCCGGTAACCGGCTTCTCGATCCTTAAGCATGACCCGGTAACGAAGTACGAGGACTTCGTCCGGGAGTATGGTCAAGAGGGCTTGGCTAGGGTTCACGCGGCAATCAACCGCCTGAAGGCGGCGACGGTTGACCCGGAGACTTTTGAACGGGAACTCGCGGCCTTGCGGGCAGAGGCCCCTTTGTAGTATAATTTCACGGAGCGCAACATGAACGGGACAACCGAACTGTTGGACGAAATTAAGAAATCGTCGCTTCCCGGCGACGACCTCTACAAGACCATCGTGAAGCAGCACCAGGCCCGAACGAAGACGGGCGTGTCGCAGGTGAAACAGCACGTGCGCCGCGGCGAGAAGAAGCCGGAGCCCCCGAAGAAGGGCATTGTCGGGCGTGCGGTAGAGGGCGTGAAGGCCGCGGGCAAGGCGGTCAAGGAGGCCGTGGTGGGGACCGGAGGCGGCAAGCCCCAGGCCCCCGCGGCCCCGCAGATGCCTGGCAAGGTGGTCGGCCGGACGGCAAGCGGCAAGTCCATAACGGCCATGGCGCCGCGGGGCGCGAACCTCCCCTACTTCCGGGGATGGAAGGTCAAGGATTTTGAGAACGCCCAAAAGATTCTCTCCAAGCGTTCCCAGGAGGCCCTCGCCAAGGGCGACATCTTCGCGAGCCTCACGTATGAGCGTGCGCGAATGGCCCACGTCTTCGCCGGGCTTATGAAGCGGGCGGAGGATATGGGGGTCTCCGTGCAGGACGCCCAGGAGATCGCAGCCCAGATGGTGGAGATCGAGGGCCAGACCAACGGGGAGCAGCAGCCGGAGATGGTCGGGCAGGAAGGCGGGATGCCCGGACAAGAGGGTGCCCCCATGAACCCCGAGGCGCAAGCGCAGGCCCAGGCGAACGGCGGGCAGGGCGAGTTTGCCCAGCCGGAGCCGGGCGCGGGATACCCGGCGAAACCGGACGAAGACAAGCCG